CTTGTCCTAACTTTAATGTCAGAGAATATCTACTCAACGAAGATATAAAGAATTACAAATTTCAAGATGGTTTGACTGACGATGCTGACTTAGCGGAGTTGGAAGATGAACCAACAGAATAAGTTTCTCCATCATAGTCCTTGTGAGAACTGCGGTAGCCGAGACAATCTAGGTGTATATGAAGACCACACCTATTGTTTCGGTTGCCGACAGTACAAAACATTAAATGGAGAACTACCTGAATACAAAACAAGAGAAATAAAAGATATGATTGATGGAATAGTAGAAGCATTACCAAGTAGAAAAATAGATAGTGAAACCAGTAAGAAGTTTAATTACAAAACTGAGAAATATAATGGAAAGCCAGTTCATATAGCTAACTACTATGACAAAGATTATCATATCGTTGCACAGAAACTTAGATTTCAAGATAAAAAATTTACATGGCTTGGTGACACAGACAAAATAACATTATTTGGTCAAAACATTTGGCGTGATGGTGGTAAGAAAATTATTATTACAGAGGGTGAATTAGATGCTCTTAGTGTAAGCAAAGTACAGGGTAATAAATATCCTGTAGTATCAGTACCAACAGGTGCTACTTCAGCAAAAAAATATATTAAAAAAGAATTAGAATGGTTATCTAAATTTGAAGAAATAGTTTTAATGTTTGATGAAGATGAAGCAGGTAAGACTGCTGTCATTGAATGTGCAAACATATTACCAATTAAAAAAGTTAAGATAGCTACACTTCCTGCAAAAGACCCAAGTGAACTTTTACAACAAGGTAAAGGTGAACAAATTATTAGCTCTATGTGGGAAGCTAAAGCCTACACACCACAAGGTATGATAGAGGGTGTTGATACAAAAGATTTATTACTTAAAGATGATTTTGTTGAAACCATTCCTTATCAATGGAATGGACTTAATAATAAACTTGGTGGGATAAGAAAAGGTGAACTTGTTTTACTTACAGCAGGAAGTGGTACAGGAAAATCACAAGTCTGTAGAGAAATAAGTCACCATCTCATCAGTAAAAAAGAAAAGGTTGGATACATAGCTTTAGAAGAAAGTGTTAAACGAAGTATTAGAGGACTTGTATCAATTGGATTAAATAAATTAGTTCATATACCTGAAGTAAGAAAAAATATTTCTGAAGAAGAATTAATAGAAGAATGGAACAAAGTTAAAGACTACGTTGCATTCTACGAACATTTTGGTTCTAGTGATACAGAAGATTTAATGAACCGAATAAGATACATGGTTCAATCACTAGAATGTAAAACGATTATCCTAGACCATATCTCCATTGTTGTCTCAGGCATAGCAGAGGGAGACGAAAGAAGACTTATCGACAATACGATGACCCAACTGCGTAAACTGGTTGAAGAACTTGGGTGTGCTTTATTCCTAGTTTCACATCTAAGAAGACCAGAGGGCAAAGGTCACGAAGATGGTGTTCAAGTTTCCCTCTCCCATCTCAGAGGTAGTCACTCACTTGCAACTTTAGCAGACTGTGTGATTGCCTTTGAGAGAAATCAACAAGATGAAATTCAAAATAATGTTATGAAAGTCAGAGTATTAAAAAATAGATTTTCTGGTGACACAGGAATTGCCTGTAATTTAATTTACAATAAAGAAACAGGTAGACTTTCTGAGGGGAGTTTTGATGAATGAAAAACTTCTCACTAAATTTATTCTCTCATTTTTAATAGAGAAAGAAGATTATCTAAAACTTACACAAGAACAACAGACTGTAGTTTTTGATACTTGCAGGACAATTATGACTGCAATTTATAATGCAATTAAATATGACAATGTCTTCCCAGTTATTATGTGTGGAGATGTTCAGGCTTTTAAAGTAATTCAAAAGTCTATTCATTCAGTTGCAGAATACCTACCAAGCGTAGACAAAATAAAAATACATCTAATCCATTAAAATTATGTTCAGACCTAAATGCGACTTCTGTCAAAAGAAGTCAGATATTTTTGTGACAGAAAACGACAAATCTAAAACCTACTACTGCGGTGGTTGCTACATAAGGAAAAAATTAAATTATGAAGTTCGTACTAGACCTAGAAACAAATGGGTTTCTAGACAGAGATAATTTAGTCATTCATTGTATTGTTTTTAAGGATATTGAAACTCATCAAGTTTATAAATTTAATCCTGATAACTTAAATGATTGCCTAGAACTGCTAAACAAAGCTGAAGCCTTAATAGGTCATAATATATTAGGCTTTGATATTCAGGTTCTAAAAAGAGTATTAGGCTTTACTTATAAACAAAAGGTATTTGATACCTTGTTAATGAGTAGGCTAATATGGACTAATCTTTTAGACCACGATTATAAATACAAAGAATTACCTGCAAAACTTTATGGAAGACATTCACTTGAAGCATGGGGTTATCGTTGCGGATTGCGTAAGGGAGACTATCAAGAACATTCTGATTTTAGTGAATACAATCAGGATATGTTGGACTACTGCGAAAGAGATGTAGAAGTCACACATTTACTTTACGATAAAATCATAAAAGAAAATTATGACAATAGAGCAATTGAATTAGAACATAAGTTCGCACATTGGATAATTAAACAAGAACAACATGGTGTTTATTTTGACGAGACGACTGCTCAGTCGCTTCATACTATCCTAACCAAGAGGAAGCTAGACTTAGAAGATAAATTAAGTTTAGCTTTTCCCTCTTGGGAAAAACAACAAGGAACTAAAGTTTATAAAAGAGATAATAAGAAAAGAGGAATTAAAGCAGGTGTACCAGTCAAACAAGTAAAGACTATTACATTCAATCCTAATTCAAGAGACCATATAGCTAGTAGATTAAAAACTTTAGGTTGGAAACCAAAATCATTTACACCTACTGGTCAACCAGAAGTAAATGAAAAAATTCTAGAAGCACTTCCTTATCCTGAAGCTAAACTTATTTCACAGTATTTAATGGTACAGAAAAGATTAGGTCAGTTAAGTGATGGTGAACAAGCATATTTAAAATTAAACAAAAAAGGTAAAATTTATGGAAAGGTTATTACGAATGGTGCAGTCACAGGTAGATGTACTCATCACTCACCGAATTTGGCACAATGCGTTTCGAGTTCTTCGGAGTATGGTAAAGAATTTCGTAGTCTATTCTATTCTCCTACCGATATGGTTATGTGTGGTCTTGATTTTTCTGGTTTGGAGTTGCGTGTGTTGGGGCATTACTTGCATAATTATGACAATGGGAATTTTTCAAAGACACTTTTGGAAGATGATATTCATACCGCCAATCAAAAGGCTACAGGACTACCCACTCGTGATAAAGCTAAAACTTTCATATATGCTTTCATTTATGGTTGCGGAGATAAGAAGCTCTCTGAAATACTTAATGTCACTCACGAAGAAGCAAAAAGAGTAAGAGAAAGATTTACGAAAAATTTACCTGCACTTGCAATTCTTATAGATGCTGTAAAACAAAAATATAGAAACTATGGTTATCTAAAAGGAATTGATGGTAGAAAATTAATTTGTAGAGCAGAGTTTAGTTCCTTGAATACTCTGATACAAAGCTGTGGTGCATTACTTGTAAAACAAGGAACAATCATTCTTAATGAAGAACTACACAAAGCAGGTTTCAAATGGGGTGAAGACTATGCAATGGTCTTACACATACATGATGAAATGCAGTTCATAGTTAAGAAAGAGAAGTTAGAACAATTCAAAATTATAGCACAGTCAATATTTCAAAAGACCAAAGAATTTTTTGATTTCAGAACACAGCTTGATGGAGAAATCAAAGTAGGTCAGAACTGGAGTGACACCCACTAAAGGTTGGCAACCACATTTTGACCTTTGCCTAGAGTTTGGCAAAAAGTATGAAAACGAACTTCAAAAAATATTAGAGAATAAACAAATAGAATTGAAAACAGATAGAATAACTCAACGTACAGGCAATGTCTTTGTTGAGTTTGAAAGCAGAGGTAAGGAAAGTGGTATATTAAATACTACTGCTACTTACTGGGTATTTTGTATTTGGACAGATAAATTTAAAGAACAGACTTATATTTTTATACCTACAAGAAGACTTAAAAAATTAATTAAAGTTAAAAAATACAAAGTATCTAAAGGTGGAGATAACTGGACTAGTAAAGGTTATCTAGTTCCTAAACAAGATTTATTAGCATTGATATGAAGAAGAAGAAAGTTGTTCTTCCTGAAATAGAGGAGA